CATGATCCGAGAAGTACTACTGAAGAAAGAGCGCGACGAGTGGACACGTCGCTTTGAACGGCGTAACAGGAAGGAATTTGAGGATAGGGGGATTTGATGGAATTGACGAACGAAAAGCGGGATACGATGAGAGGCGCTGCACTTCTTCTTGAGGAGGAAGGTTGGTACGAAACCGCAAATGCTTTGCGTGCGATTCTCGCTGAATGGGAAGAGGAGGTCCGGAACGCAAAAGTTATCCGAAAGGATTGGGGACTCGACTGATGACGATTGCCAAATTCAAATCATGGATGAAAGAATCAACGATTGACGAGAAGCGCGAACTGGCGGCGCACGCGGAAACATCGCTCTCACTTCTCTACCAGCTGTCATACGACCCGCCGAATAACCGGAAAGCGAGTAGCGAACTGGCTGGCAGGATCGAGAAAGCGGCGGCGCTGATCGGCAAACGCAAACGCCATAAACCGCTTCCCGAACTGCGTCGCGGCGATCTGGCTGAAGCGTGCGCGAAGTGCCAACACTATAAGGATTGCGTATGACACCGCTTGTTCAAAGGCTGTTGGACGCAGCGATCACGTGCGACATGTTGAAAATGCACGGGTTCGCCAAACTATTCACGGAAGCAGTAGAGGAGATAGAAAATGCAAGACACATTCGGGGTTCGGCTGATGAAAGCGCAGAACAGAAAAGAGATGCGCAGCAACCGGCTGGCGATGGAACTTGACTGCAACACGTCTACCGTAGCGTGGATGCGCATGGACAAGCACACCCCGAGCATGAGCATGCTTTTGCGGATCTGCAAGACGCTGGACGTGTCCGCCGACTTCCTGCTTGGGCTTTCTGATACACCGGAAATCAAATGACTACCTGGTATTGGGTTTACTCCGTTGGCTACAAAGATGAGCGCGACCGTCTGTTAGAAGTGTTCGGTAGCGAAACGGAAGCGCGAGACTGGATCGAATCACAAGATCCCTATCTGTGTCTTGGGTATTACATCCGCACCATACTCAAGCTTTCTTTTCCGGAGGGTCGTGAATGAAGCCCCTTCTCCTGCTTCTTGCCCTGCCAGTCGCTGCCCACGCTTCGTGGTTTGAGTACGAAGCGGGAGCCGGTCTCACGTCTTACGAGACGGAAGACGGGCGCTGGTACCAGCAGCGCATGCAACATGACCTGACGACTATCGCGCCAGAGTACTCGGTTGGCATCACGGGCGCTCTCGTCTCGCGTGGCGCCTGGGGCGTGGACTGGCACGCGGACTACGTGAACCTTGGCCGTGCTGCGGCCTCCTGTCAGTGTGACACGTCGGACAGTGACTATGCAGCGCACGACACGCGCCACACGGCACTGTTCACCGGTTCAGGCCGCGCGCTGGGCGTCGCGCTGACTGTCGAGCCGTACCGCTGGTATGCAGGCTTGCGGTACGGGTTCGAAGCCGGCGCGTACGTCTACCGGTCAAGCTGGTCCGAACAGGTGCAGGGCTGGACGGTCAGCGACGCGCCGCCTCAGAACCTGTCACTGTCGGCTACTGGCTGGCACGTGGCGCCTGTCGTGGGTGTGTCCGTGGGAGACGGCAAGTGGTCAGTCAACTACCGGCATTACTTCATGCGGTTTAACAGCGCACGCCAGAACGTTCCGCCATTGTGGAACGATGCTGATGTGATCGAGATTAAAAGGAGATTTTGATATGGATGAGCAGGAATTTGTTGAAGTGTGCAATCTGTTAACGCCGCGCCAGCAAACTTTCGTTTCTCCGCAAGCGGTTAAAGCTGTGATGCGAGCGATGGAAGCCCGCGCCGCACTCGCCACTACTGACGCCATTGCGCCGACAGAAGAGAAACGCAAAGCGTTCGAAACTTACTGGTCCAATGCGGTCGGCCTGTATGAGCGAAAGGCACTTGCCGAAAACGCGTTCTATGCCGGAACTCGATTCGCCCCCTCGATGGAAGCGCCAGCCGTCGATGCGCTGACTACCGTGCCGAAGGGATTCCCCAAAGACGGCGATAGCGAAGAAACGCGTATAGCGTTCCGTGATTACGACCAGCGCGAGCTTACCCGGACAAAGACGCCGTGGCAAATCTGGCGCGACGCGATTGCATATTGCGCTTCTGCGCCGACGTGCCCCGCCAGCGGGCCGAAAGTGACTACCGGAGGCGGTGCAAGGATTGATTTGGTAGTTGCGCTTCAATCCGCCTACCAACGCGCCACGGGGACGAAGCTGGCCGATCAGGTTGCGTTCCCTATGGCTGACGCCATTCTTGCCCACCCCGCCAGCGAGCCGAAAGCGCTGACGGATCGATATGTTCAACGCTACAACGAATACAGCGGCGAAGGCGGCGGGGTTTGTGAAAACGACGAAGGCGAATACGTCAAGTATTCCGACTACATCGCCCTTCTCGCTGATCGCGGATCGGAGCAATCGTGAGTGAACGTGAACAGTTTGAGGCGTGGGCCATCGAGGGAAAGTTTGCATGCCGCAACGAGCGCGGCTTCTGGATGTATCCCGCCTTCAGCCAAGGGCAGATGTACCTAGCGTGGAAAGCATCCCGCCGCGCTACGCTGGAGGAAAGTGCCAAGGTCTGCGACCGGATGGTTTCGGCCAGTGCGGTTAGCTATGAGACGGGATCGGCGTGCGCTCAGGAAATCCGCGCTCTCGCAGCAAGCGACAGCGATAAAGAAACCTGATACACTAGCCCCGTCTCCTTTGTTGTTTTCAGAGCCCGCGCAATGCGGGCTTTTTCTATTGCGGGGTTGGCGGGTCAGGTGTAAAGTGACGTCTCACCTCGTCTCAGGAGACGTCATGCTCATCCCGATTATCGATGTACTGTCCCTCGTTCCTGTCTCGCGCGCCACCCTGTACAGGGTGATGGGGCGCACCGACTTCCCCAAACCTGTCCGTGTTGGCTCCCGCGTCTTCTGGGACTCTGCTGAAGTTGAGGCCTGGGTTCAAGCTCAAAAGGATCTGCGCACGCAGGAGGCCTGATGCCCCAATACTTCAAAGACCTGGGCGAAGACCTCGTTCGTCACGGGTATCGTATTGTCCCGTTGCCGCCCGGTTCCAAGGGCCCGCGCATGAAGGGATGGCCGCAGGCCTCGCTAACCGTCGAGGACGTGCGAAGGATGGCCTCCAACGGCTCCGCGCAGGCTGGCGTAGGTGTGATAGCCGCGAGCACGCCAGCGATTGACGTAGACATTCTGGACCCGGGCATTGCGCAGCGCATGTCTGACGAGATCGACCGGATCTTCGCCGGCCAGTCGCTGATGACCAGAACCGGGATGGCGCCAAAGTTTCTTGTACCGTTCCGTTCCGATACACCGTTTCGCAAGATGTCGTCCGCCATTTACACGGATGGGAAAAATGAGCACAAAGTTGAGATACTCGGAGACGGTCAGCAGTGGGTTGCCTACCACGTACATCCGGTCACCGGAAAGCCTTACAGATGGTTCGACGGACTTGGAGATGATGGTTTGCGAACTGTTTCACGTGAGAGCCTACCGTCTCTATCCCGAGGAGATGCTCAGCTGGTTATTGACGCATTCGAACGCATTGCGTCCGGTATGGTTGCAACGGGAAAGTGGTCTGTACGAACCGTGGGCGCACCAGATCAAGGATTGCGCGATGTGGCTGCGTCTGATGATCCGTTCGAGGATCAGCCGGTAGGAAAAACGGAACCGGAAGTAGCGCGGCTGCTGCGCGCGCACCCGAATGGTGACGCGTCCTACGAGCACTGGTTCAACGTCATCGCGGCAGTGCATCACGAACTGTCGGACGCGGGGCGCGATCTGGCGTACGAATGGTCTTCGTCCAGTGCCAAGCACACCGACGAGAAGTTCGACACGACCTGGAACAGCCTTGGGCGTTACACGGGCCGCCCCGTCACGCTTCGCAGTTTGCTGAAAGTCGCAGGCGCGGAAGAACACAAACCGCGCGCCGACGGCTCCGCTAACCCGTTTGCGGTTCACGAATGGGGTTCCTACAAGCAGAATTACCTTTCCACTCCGTGGATCATCAAGGGCGTCCTGCCGCAGGCCGAGGTAGGCATCCTGTACGGCCAGTCGGGTTCAGGGAAGACCTTCTTCGTGCTGGACATGGCGGCATGCGTCGCGCGCGGCGCGGAATGGCGGGGGCGCA